ACGAACGGGTTGACCAGCACTGGTGTCCCAGCGAATACCCCAATCGCCAGAAGCGGGGGCATTTTCCTCCAGGGTCAGTTCTGTTACTTTTTTGTATGCAAGCGCATAATCATCAGCCATTGTCTTCTCCTCAAAAACAAAAAAAGAAGGAAGGGGTTGAGCAATCTGAAGTGCTACAACCCCTTCCCCAGAGGGGTTTAATCAACAACGTACAACATTGTCAATTCAATCGTGCCAGTAGCGGCGGCACCAGCCGTCACAACCGTGATGGGGATGCCATCTTGGTCAGCATCAACAACACTGTTCTTACCTAAAGCAGAAGTCAGCGCACACCCAACAGTCGTGATAGAGGTGGAAGACGCCGCCGCCTTATACTCATCAACGTCAAGGGCAACAACCGTACCAGCGGAGTTTTTATAAGCCGCGTGGCCTACAGAAGCTGTGGTGGAACCGCCAAGGGCGTCATGTACCAACTCACCCGAAAGGATACGCGCATCATTCGGAAGGTTGAACATCTCAATGGTGCCAACCGCAACCGCAGACGCTTCATACAAAGCATAAGCGATACGAATTCGCCCAGCATTTTCACTGGTCTTGATCTTCTCCGTTGGCGTGTTCTGATCCCACTTGGTTTTTTGGACGCTATATGTAGTAGCCATTTTTAAGCCTCCGAACAAGTGATAGCGACGACTTTCTTTTCTTCGACCCTGGTAGCACCAAAGGTGCCTTTGCAGTATACCTGAGTTGAATAAGATTTATCGGCGCGATCAGAAATCTGGACATTTATGTCGTTCCAGAGTCCAAGGTGAAGGCCGGTTTTCGCCCAACAGATAACCGTGCGATCCGTACCAGAAATAGCCAAACGCTGGCTGTCGATAAAGTTGAAACCCATGAAAGCCTTGATTCGCCCATCTACGAGAACAGGCTTAGTGGTGAAATCCAGGCTGATGGCTTGGGTTTGACCAAGCAGATCATCATGCTGTTGAGCGCCGATAGCACAAAAAAGCGGTTCATTGTCCACATCGACTTCAGCCGCAATGAGTAACTGCATGGCTTCTCGTAACTTGACAACCGTTAGACCACCAGATGTCGTACCAGCAGTCTGACCAGCCGGGAAAGAGGTAGAAGTCGTTCCATCTTCGCCCGTTTTGCTGGTTCCTGTTGCCGCCGTAACGATCAAGTCGTCCATCGCCCGTCCCAAAGCCATCGCCCCATTAATTGCGTAAGGGGAAGTGGGATCAGCGATTACGCGTAACTTGTCTTGATCGTCAATTAGGTCCGCCCACTCGTAGTCTGTGGGGTAGACCCAGCGTTTGTCTTGGGGTGTCTCAATTAATGGCGTATCGGCATGGCGTGTGGTTTTGGCTTGCGCCGTCACCGCACCCAACTGGTTAACAGCCGCGCCACTCTTACCGTGGTAGCTGTCTTCCATCACCGCGCCACGAAATTTAGACCCCCGCTGTTGAAGCAGATGCTCAACAGTCGATTTATAGTCAATAACTGACCAATCTAGAATTTCGTTTGACATTGGAAATGCCTTCCTTTTGTCAGTGAAACAAAAGCTGAAGGCTTATCCGCTGAAGCGGGGCCAATACTAGGGCTTTTTTGTCGGCCCGATTGGGTTATCGACGTTGCCTGTTCTACACCACATGGTGCGCTCTAATTTCATTATTGACATATGTGGTGTTTAAACGCAAGGGGGTTATGGTTTCATGTTTTATGTCTCTTTCGGGTTTGTCGAGGTGGTGTCGTCAACTCAACAACCTTCGGACCTTCTTCGATATACTGCGCCAGGATTTCAGCGACAACCAATACATTGTCAGCGGTCACCCCCTCAAGCTGGCTTGCCAGCTTGAGAGCCTCTAAGCGAACCTGTTTCATCAGACCACACCGGATACCAGACGGGCGAGAGCGGCTTTCTTCTCAACCGCCGCTTTGTGACCAGGGTGTAGGTTATCCATCCACGCATCCATGAACTCTTTGTTCATGGTTAAATTATCAAGTTCTTCCTTGGCTTGTTCGGGCGTCTGATGACCAGGGATAATCTTTTCCCCTTCATCAAAATTATGATCCCCTATCTTGGTGTTTAAACCATCAACGAACTTCATGGCTTCTACTGGACCCATCGTCTCACGCAAACCGTTCAACTGAACGTCAGTAAAACCAAGTTTGTGAGCGACAACGTCAATTTGCGCGACTTTTAATTCAAATGCCGCGCCCCACTCCTTCCGCAATTGCTCTTCGGCGGCAGTGGCAGAAAGGGCTTTTTCATCAGCCGCCCCCTGTGTGATAGTAGACATATACGCCGTATCAGCTTCAGCGAGTGCGGAGAACTGAGCATCACTAATACCAATCTCATGTGCTACATTTCGCATCATCACCAGACGGGTGTCATCGGTAATGCCTTCCGGTAAATCAACGGAATAGTCTTTAGCGTCTTCAGGACGACCAAGTTTCGTAAAAAACTCACTCTTCTGTTCGGGGGTTGGGTCATCGCCAAGCAGGGTAATGGTACGCCCCGCCCTGTCAGCGCCGACCATCTTTTCAAGGTTGTGATAACTCCCAAGGACGTTTTCAAAACTTCCGTTATGAAGTCCTTTTGCTTCCGCCCAGGCTTTCGTCGTGGGGTCTTGTACCCCTTCAATCCAGCCTGTCGGTTCGGGTTCGGTCTTTAGTGGTGAACCCGGTACTGCCGTAACATCTGCGCTTATCTCGCCAGAGGGCGCGGTGGCTTCCTCTGGGTTGCCCGCATCAACGGACCCAGTTTCTTCAGCCATATCGTCTATTCTCCTTGTGGATTAAAATAAGCCTGAAGTTCATCTTCAGACAGGTTGAGGTGTTTTGACACGCGGAGCCACACCTCACGGCGTCCTTGTAAAATTCCTTCAGCCCGTGGGTCTGGTGCGAACGTACTCTCGTTCGCTCGACAGAACCGCGCAAGGTCAATCAAAACTCGTTCAGCGTAGATACCTTTAAAAGTCTGCCGGTAGGCTTGTCCACGGGTGACAAGAAATTCTTTAGCCCGCTCCAACACTACCCCAACGCTTTCATAACACCAGCGGCGGCTGGCGCGGCGGCAATAACTTGCTGAACCTGTTGTTGTTGTGCGCGGTCTTCGCGTATCTGTGCAATGGCGGCAGGGTCACGCATCCACGATGGCGGCACGGCGTTAATCTCAGCGAGTTGCTGATAGATGATATCACTATCGAACTGATCAAGGACCGACAAGTCTTGCGTGGTGTTGGCATACGCAATGGCGGCTTCAAGGGTACGGAGCCAGCCTGACGCTTCCTCTGCCCGTTGGGACCGGGACAGTGGGCTATCGTATTCGATCTCAAATTCGCCTTGCGCCTCAATCAACAAATCAGGCATTTGCGGAAGAAGCCCCTGCTTCATCAGAACGTCAACTTCCCGTTCGATCATCGGGCCGAGCATTTCGGATTGCTGGCGTCCCATCGTCGGGGACAACAGCGCACCCTTTTCGCGGGCGCGTTCCAGCACTTCGGTTGCAGTCATTGTCGGTGTATCAACTAAGATTTGAAAGAGGCTGACCAAAAATCCATCGTTTATTACTTGCCTTTCCATGTCCATCAACTCTTGCCCAGCCGCCAAGTTGCCCACGGGGAGGGCGTGAACAAGTGGTCGGCCTTCGGCGGTGACACCACCAGGGTTCATCGAACCGGGAGCCATACTAAAGGTGTCGAGGATACCATCGTCGTGCGACAAGAGAACAGGTGCTACGGCACGATGTCCCTGTGTCAGCATCGTCTTCTTCTGTTCGTTCAAAACCTTGATGCTTGGCAAAACGAACATGGCGGGGGAGCGTCCGTATTTTTCCCCAGGCCCGGTAACGTAACGGCTGATCTGGTAGGGGAAAGTATCAAACCCGCCTTCGCTGACAACTTTCCGACCTTGAACCACGACATAGATCGACGCGAAAGGTTTACCCCGATCATCTAACCGCCCCGGCTCCATTTCCATGCGCGGCCTGACGCAATGGATGATCTCAAAACGTTTCTCAGGGTCTTTCTCAGCGGCCTTACT